CAAGGGATTGCACGCTGTATCATGGCAGAACAAATGTTAAAAATTAGTAACAAATACAGAGTACTACTAACAGTACATGACTCTGTGGTATGCTGTGTGCCTAATGCAGACGTTGATAAGGCAGCTTTGTACGTGTCCGACTGCATGAAATGGTCACCTGAGTGGGCAAAAGGCTTACCGGTTCGTGGTGACGTTGAAGTAGGTAAAAACTACGGAGAATGCACGGAATGGCAAAACCCGCTTGGTCTTTCAGCAGCATAAAAACATTCGATCAATGTCCAAAGAAGTACTACCACGTAAAGGTAGCAAAAGATTATGAGGAAGATTTCAGCACTGAAGCAATCTTATACGGTAATGAGTTCCATAAAGCCGCAGAAGAATACGTAAGTGAAGTAGTATCTGCCTTAGACCCAAGGTTCGCATACGCACAGCAAGCCCTTGATAAACTTAAAGGTATGAAGGGGGAGAAACTTTGTGAGTTAAAGATGGGCCTTACAGCTAACTTAGAGGCTTGCGGGTTTTTCGACAAAGGCGTATGGTTCCGTGGAGTAGCTGATTTAATCGTGTTAGATAGAGAAGCCGGTGTAGCTAAAGTAATAGACTACAAGACCGGTAAGTCTGCGAAGTATGCGGACAAAGGACAACTAGAACTTATGGCGTTGGCTGTGTTCAAGCACTTCCCAGAAGTAAAGGTAGTCAAGGGCGGCTTGTTATTTGTAGTATGTAACGCCTTTATCAAAGATACTTATACCATAGAGCAAGAATCGGAACTGTGGAAAAAGTGGTTGATCGAGTACGGTAAGATGGAGAAGGCGTACGAAGTTGATGTATGGAACCCACGCCCTACGGGGCTATGCCGAGCACACTGTATAGTATTGGAATGCCCACACAACGGTAGGAGATAATAGGAGATGATAGGAGAAAAAGTAATGACGGAATACACATTTAGCGATACCCCTGCCTATAAGCTACATCGTACAGACGCTCCTGAGACTAGCATAGACGCAGCAGAAGAAGTTTCTAGCGGGAAAATGCTAGCCTTGGTTTATAGCGAAGTTGTCAAAGCGGGGGATCGGGGCATCACCACAAAAGAAATACGCGCTATTTATCCCCACCTCCCTTATAGCAGCATTACCGCTAGGCCCGCTCAACTTGAATCAGATGGTAAGATATATTATCTAGGGGACAAACGTGATAAATGCCGTGTAATTCGCCTTAAGGAGAAACACTATGCCTTATAAGAACCCGAAGGATAGGCCGAAGCAAAAGAATAAACCCGTAGACAGTCCTGAGTTTAAGGCTCGAATGGAACGTCAACGCGCTAGACGTAAGATGGATAAGGAAGGTAAGGACGAGAACAATAACGGTAAGGCCGACAAACGCGAAGGCAAAGACGTTAGCCACAAGAAAGCATTAAGTAAAGGTGGCAGTAACAAAGACGGTGTAACAGTAGAAAGTTCTAGTAAGAATCGTGCTAGAAACTACAAAAAGAAAACAGCTAAAAAGAAGTAATGAAACAACACAAGAAGTAAGTAGAGGGAGACACACACCGGTTTCTCTCTCTTTCTTGTCCTCTGGAGAAAAGGATGCGGATCATAGATAACAAGGCGTTGCACTTAAAAGTACGCAACCCAGATGTAATAACAACAGCTATACCCCGTAGTAAACGCTTGAACGATAACGAAGTGTTAGTTAAATGGGGGGTAGACGAATGTAGGGTATTGAAAAACCTCAACATAAAAAATGTCCCCTCTCCTATCCTTGGTAAGTACCAGTGGACAGGATTGCATAAACCGTTCGAGCACCAAAAGACCACGGCTTCTTTCTTAACTATGAACCAACGGGCTTTTTGTTTTAACGAGCAAGGTACGGGAAAGACTGCCTCTGCTATATGGGCATCTGACTTTTTGTTAAACCACGGGTTAGTAAAGCGTGTTCTTATTATATGCCCGCTGTCTATCATGGACTCAGCTTGGCGCGCTGATCTGTTCACGTTTGCTATGCACCGTACAGTTGATATAGCGCATGGGCCTAGAGCAAAACGCGAAGATATAATTCGAGGCAACTCTGACTATGTGGTTATAAACTACGATGGTGTAGAGATTGTACGGGACGCTATTGCAGAAAGTAATTTCGATTTAATCATCGTTGACGAAGCTACACACTACAAGAACACGCAATCAAAAAGATGGAAGATGCTCAGTTCTTTAGTTACACCTACTACTTGGCTATGGCTAATGACCGGTACGCCTGCGGCTCAGTCGCCTGTAGATGCTTATGGGTTGGCGAAGTTAGTTAACCCACAGAACGTACCTAGATTTGCAGGGGCATTTAAAGAATTAGTAATGCAAAAGGTTACACAATTCAAATGGGTACCGCGCCCTACTGCTACTAGTACAGTGTTCAATGCTTTACAACCTGCGATACGATTCACCAAAGAGCAATGCCTAGACCTACCAGAGTTGACCTATGTTAAACGTAAGGTAGAACTAACTAAGCAGCAGGAGAAATACTACAACATACTTAAAACTAAAATGCTTGCGGTAGCAGCAGGAGAAGCAATAAGCGCCCCTAACGCTGCGGTAAACATGAACAAACTCTTACAAATATCCTGCGGTGCGGTATACAGTGACACTGGGGAGACCATAGAGTTTGACGTTAAGAACCGCTACAAAGTTTTATCAGAAGTAATAGCCGAGTCTAGTCAGAAGGTTTTAATCTTTGTTCCATTTAAACACGTCATCGGGATACTCTCGGATAAGCTAACTGCGGATGGTATTACCAACGAAATTATTAGTGGTGCAGTACCAGTCAATAAAAGAACAAGGATATTTGACGACTTCCAAAGAACCCCAGACCCTCGCGTACTTATAATTCAGCCGCAAGCAGCCGCACACGGGGTGACCTTAACCGCAGCTAACACCATAGTATGGTGGGGGCCGGTACCTTCGTTAGAGACTTACGCGCAAGCAAACGCCCGCGTACATCGTTCGGGACAAAAGCATCCGTGCACCGTAGTTCAGTTGCAAGGCTCGCCTGTGGAACAACGGGTTTACAATCTGCTAGACCAAAAAATAGATGTGCATACAAAAATGATAGATTTATACCGAGACATACTTGAAAGTTAAACCAAGTAGCAATATAATAATCATCGTTACAGAATGATGTAACAACACTACAGGAGTAAAGTGATGGGTACGCAAGAAGAAATAGATAAACTAGTTAGAGTGTTTATAAAGATGCGGGACAAGCGGTCAGAGCTTGCCCGTGAAGCGAAAGAAAAAGAAGATGAGTTAGAAGCAAAGATGGATAAGGTTAGAAAAGCTTTGCTTAATTACTGTAAAGACAACGGCTTAGAGTCTGTACGTACGGAATCGGGTACGTTTTTTCGCAGCATTAAAACCCGTTATACCACAAGCGATTGGACTTCTATGCACAAGTTTATGATCGAGAATAAGGCGCTTGACCTAGTAGACAAACGTCTAAACCAAACGAACATGAAGCAGTTCTTAGAAGAAAACCCAGAGCTATTACCGCCCGGCCTTAACGTCGAAAGGGAATACGCTGTAACCGTAAGGAGAAAGAAATGAGTTTGATTGAAGAAACTTACGTGCCTATAGATGTTGTGGCTTCTAGATTAAGCATACGACCTAACACGTTAAGGAAGTGGATACGCGAAGGGTCTATCCCAAAGCATACCTATATTAAAGTAGGTAACACTTACAGGTTTAACGCAGACGCAGTTATAGACGCGTTGAAGAATGGGCACTCAGGGTTTAATGATCTGCCTGTTTACAATGATGAAGTAACTGATTTTACGCCAGACGAAGCGAGCGATTTCGCTTACGACGCTACCTTTAACGAAGATGAACTAGACGAAGACATATAGGAAAATAAAAATGAGCGATTTACAATTGATGGACAACATGCCCGATTCATACAAGAGTCTGTTGGCAAAGTTACAACCAGAAAACAACCTATCTGGTGGTGGTAGTGGAGCCACTAGCCGTAGGTTAAGCATCCGTGGGGGTGTGTTCCGTAAAGTAATAAACGGTAAGGAAATCGGTGAGTTAGACGCACGTAACTTAAAAGTGGTTATAGTTAAAGCTGCCCCTATATCTCGTATGTACTACGAAGGACAGTATGTCGCAGGAGAAGCTAACCCGCCTAAGTGTTGGTCTGCTGATATAAACACTACACGCCCGTCGGATGATGTTTTAGCTAGCGACCGTCAAGGTAGTAGCTGTAACGAATGCCCGCAAAACATTAAGGGTTCTGGGCAAGGTGACAGTAAAGCATGCCGCTTCCAACAACGTATCGCAGTACTGCTTGCCGATGTCAATGGACGTATAGCTTCTAAGGATATCTATATGTTATCTTTACCTGCTACTAGTATTTTTGGTAGTTCTGGCAAACAAGATAAGATGTCTATGAAGGAATACGCACAGCACTTGAGTGCGTTCAAAGCTCCAGTAAGTTCTCTGCTAACTGAGATGCGTTTTGATACCGATAGTTCTACACCTAAGCTATGTTTTAAACCGGCGCGTCCGTTAGAAGAAGACGAGCTAATGTTAACTATCGACGCGCAAAGCTCAGAAGAAGCAGAAAGAGTCGTCGCTCTTACCGTAGGCGGTAAGGATAAGGCAACTTCAAGCGACAACGGGGTTGGCAAACTGTCTTTGTTTGGGGATAATGCTTCCCCCGTTGAAGAAAAAGTTTCAGCTCCAGTTGAAGAAGACGACGCCGTAGAAGAAGTATCCGAACCTACGCTCAAAGTTCAGAAGAAAAAAGCTGAACCCCCCAAAGACGAAGAAGACATTGCTGGTCTTCTAGATGAGTGGGACGACTAGTACCACCGCTAAAAGCTAAGAAATAAAAATGTGGCTAGGACTCCCTAGGGAGTCCCTGACCCTCTAAAAAAGTGCTATGAGACGTGATGATGAACACCAAAGAATTTCTGTGTACGGTGTTAGGCGATCAAGGATACTACTGCTCATTAGGGCTGATGCCCAAACATAAAAAGAAAGTCCAGAAGTTTTATACTTCAATAGACTCATTAGTAGCTTCCGCAGCAAACTTAGACGAAGAAGGTTTTGATGCTTATTTTGCATTGAGTACTTTCGTAGACGATAAGAGCCGCACCGCCGAAAACGTACAATCAGTAAAAGCATTATTCCTAGACATAGACTGTGGGCCTACTAAGCCCTATGCAGATCAAGTTGCGGCGATCAAAGCCTTGAGAACTTTCTGCACTACTACTGGAGTACCTAGCCCTACCGCTATGGTTAACTCTGGCCGTGGGGTACATGTCTATTGGGCGCTAGATAAAGCCTACCCCAAATCTGAGTGGTTGCTTGTTGCAGAGAAACTAAAGATTGTCTGTGCTGAAAACGGGTTGGACGCTGACCCCGTAGTAACTTCTGATCCTGCGCGCGTATTGCGCATACCTAACACCCATAACTACAAAGGGGAGCCTCCCTTTTCTGTAGAGCTTATTGGGGATGTGGGTGATTGTATTAGTTTGGATGCGTTTGCTAAGAGTCTTCCCGCAACTAATATGATACCAGTTCTCCCTCAAAGAACCTTTAGCGCACAAGACGTAGAAGTTTCTAAGCGGTTGATTGGTAATAACTACACTAAAAAGTTTGTTAAGATTTTAGAGAAGACCGTCACTGGCGTAGGCTGTAACCAGATCAACAAAGCAGTAATGCAGCCTAATGATCTTAGTTATGGTGAGTGGTTAAGTGTGCTTTCGATTGCGAAGTTCTGCGAGGAAGAGCAGGCCATACACATGATATCGGAAGGTTATGCTGAGTATGACCCCGAAGAAACCGAAAAGATCGCGTCTTCTATACGTACCCCTCACCTATGTACTACCTTTGCGCAGAATAATCCGGCAGGTTGCGAAGGGTGTCCCCATAAGGGCAAGATTAAAACTCCTATATCTCTTGGTATGGAGCTTAGAGAAGCCACTGAAGAAGACAACATAATCCAAGTTGTTGAAGCAGAGGATGATAGCGGCGGAGTACTTATCCCCATTGACTCTGGGTTGTTTGCTAATGTGGCCGCAGGAGGTAGTGACGATAGTGGGGATGACGATGACGAAGCGCCTAGTGAACCTACGGTAGCTAGTCGTATTGCCGAATACAAAATACCTCCCTACCCCTCTGACTATAGAAGACTAGCGGGTGGTGGGATATATAAAGAAACTAAAGATGAAGAGGGTAACCAAAAGCAAGACGTTATCTATAAAAAAGATTTGTATCTAACTAAGCGTATTGTCGACCCCATAGCCGGACCGAAGTTTGAGTTTAAGCACCACACTAGCCGAGAAGGTATACGCACGTTTCTTGTAGACGGAGTGAAACTTACTTCCCGAGATGAGTTCCGTAAGGCTATGGCTATGAACGACATACACCTACTAAGGCCGGAACCGCTTATGCACTACGTTGCTGCTTGGATTGAAGAACTACAGGAGAACTCCGACGAGATACGGGCGAACACTCAGTTTGGTTGGACAGAAGGTAGGAAGTCTTTTGTTATGGGGGACCGAGAAGTATTCCCCGATGGCGTAAGACCTAACCCCCCATCATCAGCTACCGCTATGCACTTTCCCGCGTTCAAAAAGCAAGGCACGCTAGAAGGTTGGAAAGAAATGGCGGAGTTCTACACTAAACCCGGAAACGAACAGCACCAGTTTATGATGGCCGTTGGTTTTGGTGCCCCTTTACTTTCGTTTGTACCCAACATAGCGGGCCTAATAACGCATCTGTTTAACAGTGATTCGGGCATAGGTAAGTCTACGGGTATGTATGGTGGAGCCTCTATATGGGGAGACCCAGCGGTCTACGTGATGCCGGGAAATTCTACGCCAAACGGTATATGGAACAGGGCAGAAGTATGGAAGAACTTGCCTTTATATATAGACGAAGTAACTAACCTACCTCCAAAAGATACAAGCGATATTGCTTACTCGGTTTCTTCGGGGCAACAGAAGGTTCGTATGTCTAGCTCTGGGCAAAACGAAGAGCGCTATAGGGGCGAGCCTTGGAAACTACTGATAGGCACTACGGGTAACGTAGGTCTTTTAGATAAGATATACCAATATAAGAGCGCCCCTAAAGGGGAGTACCAACGTGTAGTTGAGACAAGAGCGCAGCAGGTTTTCTTTACTTCTGAAGACACAGAGATAACAGACGTATTCAATAAGAAACTAGCGGCTAATTTTGGGCACGCAGGTGAAGTGCACATGCAGTACATATTAAACAACATGCAGCATGCGGAAGATCTTGTACTGGAATATCGAAAAAATATAATTAAACTCGCCCAACTTACTGACCAGAATAGAATTTGGTCTGCGGGAGTTGCTTGTTGTTTAGCAGGCACACAGCTAGCCGTAGAGTCTGGCTTAGTGCCAACTTGGGAGGTAGAGAACCTAACTAACTGGATTGTAAGGAGGTTAAGTACGTTGAAAGTCACAGAGCAAGAGCTAAACTTAGACGTAGGAGAGCTTATAAACAGCTACTACGCCCACTACCAAGGAGCTATTATGCGAATTAAAAGTACAGCAGATTCACGTAGGAAAGACAATACAGGACTGGAAGACATGCTAGTCATCCCAGAAAAGACCCCACACTACTCAGTTGTTGGTAGGTACGAAACGGATATAGGTAGGTTGTATCTGCTCATTCAGCCGTTTAAAGAGTGGTGCCAGAAACAACAGTACGTATATGACGAAGTGTTTGAGGCGTTAGCGAAAGCGTTTGGGGCCACTAAAGAGAAGATTAGGTTTGGTAGGGGTACTACGATGCGAGACTTACCAAATGGTTGGGCAATCGCTATGACCTTTAAGCCACCAGAAGAAATAGCTGAAGAAGTTAAAGAGGCTTTGTTTAGCAATGAGCAGGATTCGACTAACTGATATTGCGCCAGACGGCGTCCGGATAATAGTAGACTGGGATAAGTTTACTCCGGGCGCTTCTGTATTTATTCCGGCTATCAACACAGAGAAAGCTGTGAAGCATGTGCTTACGGCCAGCAAATTAGAAAAACATGAAGTAAAATAT